CCCGTAAGTCGGCCCGTCTCGTCGGCGGCGTGCTCGGTAAGTTCCACCCCCACGGCGATACGTCGGTCTACGACGCCATGGTGCGTCTGGCTCAGGACTGGTCGATGCGTTATCCGCTGGTCGACGGTCAGGGTAACTTCGGTTCTATGGACGGCGACTCGCCTGCGGCCATGCGTTACACCGAGGCCCGCATGAAGAAGATCACCGACGAGGTGATGGCCGACATCGACAAGGAGACCGTGGACTGGACGCTCAACTTCGACGATACGATTCCCGAACCCACGGTGCTTCCCACCAAGATTCCGCTGCTGATCGTCAACGGCGCGAGCGGTATCGCCGTCGGCATGGCCACCAACATGGCCCCGCACAACCTGAGCGAGGTCGTAGACGCCTGCTGCGCCTATATCGACAATCCCGAAATCACGGGCGAGGAGATGCTGCAGTATATCAAGGGCCCCGACTTCCCGACGGGAGGTATCATCTACGGCTACGAGGGTGTCCGCGAGGCGATGCTTACGGGCCGCGGCCGCGTTATGATGCGCGCCAATACCGATATCGACCATACCCCCAGCGGCCGCGAGTGCATCGTCATCACCGAGATTCCCTACATGATCAACAAGGCCGAGATGATCAAGAAGATCGCCGACATGATCAACGAGAAGAAGATCGAGGGCATCTCCTACATCAACGACGAATCGGACCGCAACGGCCTTCGCATCATCATCATTCTCAAACACGACGCCGTCGCCAGCGTCGTGCTGAACACGCTCTTCAAGAATACGCCGCTGCAGACTTCGTTTGCAGTGAACAATATCGCGCTGGTGAACGGCCGTCCCCAGATGCTGCCGATGCGCGATCTGGTCAAGCATTTCGTCGATCACCGCCACGACGATGTCACTGCTGCCCTGATTTTTCTTCCACGCGTCGAACAGGTTGACGTCGGCGCCCGCCTGAGTGACAAGTACCTGATAACCCGTATTGTCGTAATGCCACTGCGCCGGCAGGAGCGGATCGTTCATCGGCATCGACGCACGGGTCGCAGCCGCCGCGGCGCTCCTTTTTTTCTCACAGCAGCATCAGAACAACGCCGTACACAACGCTTGCGAGCGTGCCGAACACGATGACCGGTCCCGCGACGACGAACATCTTTGACGCCATACCGGTGATGAAGCCCTCTGGTTGTGTCAAGATAGACATACAGTTTTTTCGGAATTTTTTCAGCTGCCTCCAAAGTGGGGGGCGCTTATTGTTTTAGCTTGCCGTTACAAATTCAAACCCGCTCGAAGTACGCATATCTATCTCAATCTCTCCTGAAGGGTACACACGAACCCGCTCTACAAAATTTCTAATTATTTCCGGATCATAGTCTTTAAGCAGGATGATCTGATCTGCTGTTCTTTTTCCCGCCGCAAGATTACCTCGAGACTCATAGTGCTCTACCAGAAGCCGCTTGATCTCTTCAGCTCTACTTGAGAGTCTTGCCAGCTTCTCTGAATCTGTCTTCTGGATATCAGCAAATTTCTCTCTGCTTATGCGACCCGCTCGGTATTGCTCATATAGTTCAGCCTTTCTACTTTGGAGCCGTCTTGTCATATTGGTGTTAGCATCAAGCTCCGTTTGAATACTTGAAAGCTTTTTGTCAATGCATGCCTGCATCAAACAATGCTGCTCAAGGAAGCTCCTACTTTGTTCCCGCAGCATCTGAAGAACAGCTTGCTCAATTTGGGCCTGATTGACAAAGAGACCCGCACACTCAGCACCCTTAATACTGTCATTTTTCGGGCAAACAAGGTGTGGTTCCTTTGCTGGATTCTTTCGGAGCTTCCTCCCGCAGCAGCCACAAACAAACAGATTGTTGGCTCGGTTTCCGGCAGTATTCTTGTTAACATTCCGAATACGCCCTTGGAGCGCATTCTGTGCCGTTCGGAACAACTCCTCCGAAATGATTGCTTCATGTGTACCTGGCACTATGATCCATTGATCTCGGGGCAATGATCGCATCTTAGGCTTTCCTACTTCTTCTGTCTCTCGAGTATTGGTAATCATCTTACCGGTATAGCGTTCATCAGTCAAAATCTTTCGAACAGCCCCCTTGAGCCAGATTCCAGTCTCTTCCTTGACCACCCCATTATAAAACCCGCCATTTCGCCGTTTATGCTCTAACGGGGATGGAATGCCCATATCATTCAGCATTTGAGCGATCTCGCTCGTGGTCATGCCTGCAACGCAGGACTCGAAAATCATGACAATGATGTCACGAACCTGCTCATCTACGATCAATCTCTTTTTGTTATGAGGATGGACTTGGTAGCCATAGAAGCCGTTTCCTCCCCAGTATTCACCACGCAGATTGCGGGTACGAAAAGCTGAGCGCACCTTGGTTGATAGATCTCGGCTATACATATTATTGATGAGATTGCGGAGGGCTAACTCAAGTCCGCCCGTGACACCTAAGTAGTCATCACTATCAAAGGCATCATTGATAGAGATAAAGCGGACCCCATAAAGAGGCAGGATCAGTTCGAGGTAGTTTCCCATCTCAAGAAAGTTTCTTCCGAAACGAGATAGGTCCTTCACCATAATGCAATGAATTTCCTGATTGCGAGCCATCTCAATTAGCTCATCGAACTTTGGCCTGTCAAAATGTGTTCCCGTGACACCGTCATCGCAGAACACGATCACTTTATAACCATGGAGCGATTCATGTGTATCATAGTAATCCTGGAGTAACCGCCTTTGGTTGAAAACACTGTTACTCTCATTCTTCAATGCATTTGTTTTGAGATCTCGGTCTTCACTCGACAAACGAATATAAAACGCCAGCACCTTATCCGGCATATCTCTCCGCCTCCTTTCCTCGGGTCGCAGCGACATAGAGAACCTGTTCAATCTCATCACGATGGCGGAATGCCACTTCAACATGGCCATCGTTAAACAAGGTAAGCGTCTCAATGAAGGCTGCTGCCATTTCAGCGTCAAGGGACTCCTGATCCTTATACTTTTCAATCAACAGTGCCCACTGCATTTTGCTGCCAAATCCCACTGAGTACTTTTCCTTTTCCTTCTCCAATTCAGCAATAAAGATCCTCAAATCATCCGCCCTCCTAGAGTAGTCCTCGCTCAGATCTGTGTAATCTTGATGGCTCAGAAGCCCATCTGCAAAATCGCCATACAGGGCTGCCTTCAGCTGATTGAACTTTTCAATTTTTCTCTTTGCATCATCAATCTGGGTTTCATATATCTGATAGCGGGTCTGCGAAGAAGGCGTAGCATTCAAGTTGGCAATCAGTCTCTGGGCATCGGAGAATGCTCTTATCTGAGTTTGGATAAGTCGCAGGGCAAGGGACTCTACATCCTCTTGTTTGACCGCTTTCTTGGGACAAATGGTGGCATTGTAATTCTCATGGAGAGTGCAATAATAGTAATAACCGCGATTAGATTTACTGCGCAAGTACATACTGCGACCACATTCTCCGCAACGAAGAATTCCTTTGAACATACTTCTTCGTTTACTCTTGGAATCGTAGATAGTCGCAAGGCCCTGTTCACTTTGCCTAGCCGAGAGGATGTCCTGAACCTTATCAAAAAGCTCTTTGGAAACAATGGGTTCATGCATACCTTTATTGATAATCCATTCCTCTTCGGGCGTTTTAACTGTAGTCTTTGTCCCCCGCTCGCACAGCTGGCTTCTGTACTTTCCGGACACAATCCAACCAAGATAGACCGGATCGACAAGAATTTTCTTGATCGTTTGCAGATACCAGATGGCATTTTTGAACTTCTCCGTCTTCCGCAAACCAATATCGTACAGATAGCGTCCGGGACTGGGCACCCCTTGCTCATTCAGAGTTTTCGCTATGAAGTGGAGAGTATGATTCTCTGCCGCCATACGGAAAATGGCAAGAACGATTGGCCCCGTTTGCGGATCAGGAAATAGGTGGTACTTGTCATCCGGATCTAACATATATCCATATGGCGGAGTGCCAGTGGTCCACTTACCAGCAAGCTGCTGCGTCCGTTTCACCGCCCGAATTTTCTTGGAAATGTCTCTCGCATATGCCTCGTTTGCAAAATTTTTCAGTTGGATTGAAATGTCGGCATCATCCCGCAATGAGTCAAAGCGATCGGTAACGGAGATAAAGCGCACACCCATTCTCGGAAAGATCTGCTCAATATATTCACCGCTCTCAATCATATTTCGCCCCAGACGAGACAAGTCTTTGACAATCACACAGGTCACCTTGCCAGCTCGGATGTCATTCATCATTCGAGCGAATTCCGGGCGCACAAAGCTAACTCCCGAGATATCGTCATCACAATAGAGGTCAAAGACAACTAAATCCTGATGCTGGGAAACAAAGTCCTTCAGCAACGCAATCTGATTACCTATGGTGTCTGCTTCTCGCTTTTGTTCGTTCTCAACCGAGATTCTGGCATAGAGCGCTACCTTGTACTGGACGGGGCCTACAACAACTGCGGGTGTGGCTTGGACATTTTTTCTGCTCTTTCTTGCCATGCTTACATCGCCTCCCCTAGTATTCCACGCGCGGCATATTCCTGCAGGCTGCTCACCAAACGGGCATAGTCCTCGGAATGCTCAAAGATGATTTCCAACTTTTCGTCTTTGTGAATAACAACTTTTTCAATGCACTCCAGAACAACTGCCCGCGTGAGTGATTTCAATCCTCGATGTTCGGTAAATGTCTTCATCCAGTTGTTCGGGGACTGTTCGCCCGAGAGATAGATACTGAGTTCTCGGTCGATCTGCTCCTGAGCAATCAGCGCATCGGCAATTCTTGCATCATACTGACCTCTGATGTCACAGAAGTCAGTCTTCGAAATGAGTCCTTCTTTCATATCTTCATAGAGAGATGCCTTCAGATCGCGATAACGAGCGATTTCTGCCGCAAGTTTTTCTCTACGCTGCTCACACTTGGCAACATTGATTTTCTGATATGGCACCTGCTGAATTTCAGATAGACACCGGTCGAGCTCAACCACCGCGCTGATATGCTCTTGCAATAGCTGAAGGACAGCTGCCTCAACCTGTGCCTCTGGTACCTGCTTGAGTTCACAGCGATTCTCTTTCGTGCGCACGCTGCAGCGGAAATAGCTGTATAACTTATATCCGTTGTTAATTGTGCTTCGAGTAACTGCGTTCCCGCATTCTCCGCATTCCAACAAGCCGGATAGCGGATAAACTGTCGTTGCTCGTGGTGCTGCTCGCGTATCTATCAGAAGAGCTTTTTGAGCAAGATAGAATGTCCTCTTCGTGACAACAGGCTCATGGGCGTCGTGGATCACAACCCACTCGTTTTCTTCTGTTGGTATTGATTTCTTGATTTTATAGTTTGGTCTACGGCGAAGGCCTTGGCGGAGGGTTCCAATATAGATCGGGTTGGTGAGTATCCGGGCAACTGCCTGCGCTGTCCATTCGCACCGTTCCTTCATTTTGAAGCCGGAGAATAACGGCTCTCCCTTGTGACGCTTATACTCCAGCGGCGCAAGAATTCCGCTCTCTGCAAGCCGAATTGCTATGCCATTGTTCGTCATGCCTTGAATTTTCCAGTTGAAAATATCCTGGACAACTGTGGCAGCATAGGGATCGGGCTCAATTCGATTGTGGTTTCCCTCGCACTTCTGGTACCCATACGGTGCAAACGGACAAATAAAGTCACCATGTTTCCGCTTCACCTGCAGCTGGCTTCTGACCTTCACTGAGATGTCACGGCTGTAGTTGTCATTCATCAAGTTCTTGAGCGTGATGCTAAACTCGCTACTCTCGTCACGGGTAATCGTGTCGATGTTGTCATTGATAGCGATTAAGCGAACCCCTAAAACAGGAAATAGACGGTGGATATACTTTCCGGAATTGATATACTCTCTTCCGAAACGGGACAGGTCTTTTACGACCACGCAATTGATCCGTCCAGCCTTAATATCGTTCAGCATGCGCTGAAAGGCTGGACGGTCAAAATTCGTCCCTGTATATCCATCGTCTATACGAATGGAGACAATATTAAATTCAGGCTTATCCTTCAGAAAGTCCAGGATAAGCTGCTTCTGGTTGGTAATGCTGTTGCTCTCACGGCCAGATTGCGCCGCAACGATGTCTTCCTTGGAAAGACGCACATAGATGGCGGTATTAAACACAGCCATCTCATTCGCATTATTCTGCATAATCTCACTCCTTTGGCGTGGTCTGTCTGCCTAAGGAGTGAGTATGCTTGATTTAGTCCGAGGCTATTATACCACATCTATGGCCCTTTATCCAGATGAAAAACGGACCTGGCAAGAATTACATCATGCTCTGCTGCTGCAGCAGATGCTTGAACACTTCCTCAAAGGATGGCCCGTCCTCTTTGTATTTCACCTTGACAGCAAAGTTGCCCACTCGGACACAGTATGGATTCTTCACTTGCTTCAGATAACTGAGCACTCTTTCACGCACAGGCAAGGATTCATCAATGTGAACGGTGCTCAAGTCTACAAGCTGAGACTTGTCTACTGTCCGAATATCAACCGCCTTCATCGCTTCCCACTGCTCGGGTGTGATATCTCTTGGATCATCAGGGATTTCAGATGCGATATATGGCACTGTACCAGAAGTAATCTTAGGTTCTTCCATAATACCGATAGCACCTCCTTGGGATATTATCCCTAGTATTATTTGGATTATTCCAGCAGTTCACTCCTCATAATGAATGTAGAAATGAGGGTGTGTTTGACCACCCCCCCTCTACTAAAAATTTGTGATCTGCCCAAAAATCATTCCGGTCTCTCTACGCTGAAAAGAGGGATAATATCATAATTCCCATCTTCTGCAGTTTCGAGCCCCAGCTCTTCCAATACCTGTCTTTGAATGTCAGGCTTCAAGTCATCAATATAGATCTCAACGCTCATTTGTCTTCCTCCTGATAAGACTTTTTCAAATCAATCCACTTGCAGTCCGGATAGTTCCCTCGCTTACAGCCAAGGCAGTTGGTCGTAAGGCACTCCTCGAGCCAACAGGTGTAGCAGGTATCCATCCCAATATAGTCGCTTGAGGCATACCAAAAACCTGCAGGGGGGCGCTTAACAAGCCAACCGCCACAGACATTACAGTTTTTTTCTTCCCAAACGACCTTTGCAGATTTATCCCACTCAATCTCCTGGCCGCACATGGGGCAGAAGTTCCATCTCGGATGGTCATCATCGCCATCAAACAGAGCCTTCTCACAGTTCGAGCAGGTATAGACTGACTTGATGTTCGGTCGCTCTTGGTTTTCAATAGGGAACCTATATATATCCCCCCCAAGCCGAGGGGGCGCAGTAAAAAGGGCGGCGGCCCAAGTCATAATCATTTGTTCCGGAAAAGGTGCTTATAGAGATCATCTACGCCTTTCCGCTTTTGTGTCCAGGTAATCGGAGCCACCTCAAAGCCAGCAGCAACCCCCATTTCGATATAGCGATCACGCGCCTTTCGGACCTCTTCTTTGACCTGGTAGTCCGAGTCAACCATAATGTTGATTCGTACCACGCCGATAGAGTTAAGCTCTTCAAGCGCACGCTCGAACTGGGAATAGCTTGGCACTCCGGTAAGGCCGACAAAACCACTTTCATATGAGGTGCCAAGTGCAAAACTGTAGGCAATATCTGCCTTCATCACGCCTTCTGTGAGACAGACTACCTCGTCGCCTTCGTGAACCCCGACATAATGTGGACAGCACTTGGACTGTGTTCCATAGTACTGATCGATGCTCGTTAGGTTATAGAACTTCTGGTTATAAACCTTATCGAGTCGAACCTGAATGGCCTCAATTTGCCCATTAAGATTTCGATCCGGAAGCATGATTCCAGAACCTCTGATGTCGAGCGTCCACTGCCCGGTATCTTTCTGGCAATAGAAACCAGGAACACCATCAAGGACACAACCGCGCTCCAGCAACTCAGTCACGATCCGTCTCAGGCGTGTCGTGGGGGTTGTTCGATAGCCAAGCCAGTCAATCTCATCTCGGGTCAGGCCTCGTTCCTTCAGCGATGCTTGATGTGTGGGGCACAGGGTCAAAAGTGAGAGCAGATTTGAATAGGTGTTATCTCGCACCTCAGCTGAGGCTATCGGCAGTTCCGCTGTCTCAATTATCTTCCGCCTTCTCTTATACTCGCGCGGTTTTTCATTGCTGTCGGGACCGAATATCTTACAAAGCTCCTCATAGGCCGTATGGAGGGTGACTTCGCAAAACTCTGCGTAAAGGTGGAGGATGCCCCCACCTTTGCCGCAGCGGTTGCACCGAAACACATTGTCTCGGATCTTCACATTCATATGAGCTTTTCGATCTGCACAGAATGGACACCTACAATGTAGTTGCGTGCCGGTATCTCTGATCACTTCAATTCCAAGCAAATCAATTACCTGTTCGATGTCACATGGCAGATCTGGTTTTCTGCCCATCATCAATCACCTCCCTCGGTGAGGGGACCAATCAGCTGGCCATCTGACCAACAGCTTCCAGCAGCTTTGTGGCACCTGCCTTGAGTGCAAGGTTATGGCCAGAATAGTTCTTCACATACCACGCCAAATCTCCGGGGTTCTTCATGGCAATATCGCCCAGGGTCCAACCGTTAAAGCGGCCGAAATCAACCTTAACGGCCTTGGCCTGCTCGATGGTCATGACTCTCATATACTCATCAACCGTCTTGGGCGGTTCAGGCGCAGCTGCTTTCAGCTGCTGTGCGGGTGTCTGAGGCTGCATCTGCTGAGGTGGCTGAGACACCGGAGCACTCTGAGCCGGAACTGCAGGAGGCATCGGCTGCGCAGTAAAGCTGGCCGCTACATTTCCCGGATGTCCGGCGTCTTCATCAGGCGGCATTTTGATGGGAGCGTCAGCGATGATGCTCGCCAGGGTTTCTCCATTCATGCAGAACTGCGTACCATAGCCGGCATCGGCCAGCGCACGCCCTTTTGCCACCGTTTCTGCTATCTCCAGGAAGCGATCTCCAAAACGCTCCTCAGTAGGAAAGCGCTGAGAGTAGGCTTTCCCAATGAACTGGTCAGCAGGGTCAGCCTTGTCTGCGTAGACCTTGCAACAGACAACAGCGCTCTTCTCGTCTAGATGTACAAGCTCCGGATCAATCTTGCCGTTCGGGCAGTGCAGCCGGAACCAGAGGAGTCGGTACTTGACATCCAAATAGAGATCGTTTTCACCTTCTTCTCCAACGGTGTTACGCACAAAGTCAGCAGGGTTAAATCCTTCAACGGCATTGATGGCCGGGATCGCGTTCGTGTTCAATTCACTCATGTTGAGTCTTCCCTTCATAATAAATGTAGAAACGAGGTGGCTTCTGACCACCCCGGTTCCCAAAAATCAAGTTACTCGCTTGCTGAGCTCGCGGTTGTAGTAAGCCACGATTCGATCAGCGAGGACGGTGTTCCGTTGACCCACATCACATTTGTGGATCGCAATAAATACGGCTTGTTTCTGCCCGATCAGAATGACCTTTGCCTTGGCTCTGGTCACCGCTGTATAGAGCAGGTTTCGCCGCAACATGATATAGTGCTCCTTCAGAAGAGGAACGATGATGACCGGATACTCTTGTCCTTGGCTCTTATGGATGGTCGTACAGTAGGAAAACTCAAGGTCCTCCAACATTTCCTGCGTATAGCTCAGCTCACGCCCATCCAGAAGCTTGACACGCGCAATCGTATCATCATCCTCTGTCTCCACGTCGGTTATGATACCGACATCGCCATTCGACACATTGATCCTGTTTACAGTCTGCATAATGCGATCGCCCACACGGAAGACCCGGCTGCCACACTTCATTTCCTTTTTCAGATTGTTCGGAGGGTTGACGAGTTCCCGTATTGTCTCGTTCAATGCATTGGACGCCACGGCGCCACGCTTCCGAAACGGCGATAGGATCTGAACATTCTCTATGCCATGAATTGCAACTTCGCGCAGATAGTTTTTAATGACCAGCCGCGCTGCCTCTTCCGAGTTTTGCACTTCGAACATCTGGAAGTCATCCCCATACTGTAGATGTGTGTCATTATGATTGATTGCATGGGCGTTGGTGATGATCCGACTATTGGATGCCTGCCGGAATACCGTTTCCAAAACTGCCGTTGGCACCTTCTCGCTACGGATCATCTCCCGTAACACATTGCCGGCACCGACAGATGGAAGCTGGTCAGCATCACCTACGATGATCAGTTGGGCTCCTGGCTTGATTCGCTCCAGCAGCACATACGCAAGGCGCATATCCACCATAGAGAACTCATCCACCACGATAAGATCTGCAGAAAGCATTTCCGTATCGTTGAGTGGACTATCCTCTTCGGTGACCAGACCAAGAGCAGAGTGAAGCGTGGAGGCATATTTCCCTGTTTGCTCCGACATTCGCCGACTGGCTCTACCGGTGGGTGCAGCCAAAAGGATCTCGTTTGACGGGAACGCTGCCTGGTAGATGTCCAAGATAAACCTTAGCGTCGTCGTCTTGCCGCTGCCCGGTCCACCAGTCATGATGGATATGGGATAGGACAAGCATAGCTTCACAGCATTGCGCTGAGAAGGGGCCAGTCTCTGATGCAAGTTTTTCTCCGCCCGATCGATCTTTTCATCCAGGTCACGGATCTCATCGAACCCTTCCTGGAGGAGCATGGACACAATGCGCTTGGCAGCTTTGACTTCGCACATACGCTCGTAGCTCAGGTACACACGAGATCCCTCAACATAGACACGGGACTCAACACGCTCGTTGGTGATGGCCTGTCGGATCTCCTCCTCGGAGACCACCTCTTCTTCACAATCCGAGTTGAGCAGGTCATAGCACTGACCCACGGTCTCATCAACGGTGAGAAAGAGATGCCCGGACACCCTAGCCTCATCCAGCACATAATTGATTGCGCCGGAGTATCGCATAGGATGCTTTAGGCTTACCTTGGTTTTGCGGGCAATCGAGTCCACGGTCATAAAGCCAAACCCTTTGATCTTACAAAGCTGGAAGGGATCCGACTTCACGATCTTCAGGCTGTTGTCGCCGAACTCTTCTTTGATCATCGCAGCCTTCTTCATTGAAACACCAAACGGCGCCAAGTAGATCATAAGGTCGCTCAGGGCCTTTGTCTCCTCATAGGAGGCGATGATGGCCTTGAGCTTCCTCTGGGCGATTCCCTTGATGCTCAGCAGCTTCTGTGGCTCCTTGTCCAGCACCTCCATGGTCTTATCCCCAAACCTTGCAACAATGGCTTTGGCAATCTCCGGGCCAACGCCCTTAATCACACCACTGCTCAGGTATGCGAGGATACCAGCCTGATTTGTAGGAACAATCTCCTTACACATTGAGACCGATAGCTGAAGACCATGTTTCGAGTTCTCCCAGGTGCCATCAAGTTCTACTTCCACGGCATTTGAGGCTACAAGGTGATAGCCGATTGCCGTGAAGTGGATCTTGTCGTCGTGGTAGAACGATCGGTTATGCGCTTCCTTGGGAACTGACTGATCCTCGGTGCTGTAGGAGAAGATGCAGAAGCCCTTATCCGACTTGAAGATGGTGCGCTCATATCGACATAGCATTCGATCACTCCTTATGCGATGGCCGTCTTGACCACCTTGAAAATTCTCAATTCTGTCTGATCGACGAACTCGTCGTAGATTTCCGGATACTGGGCTCTCAGCGCTGACAGCCTGTCCTTGTTGATCCCTTCCCTGTATTGAGGATTGTAGGTTACTCTGAAGCACTCACTGCCGTGCTCACAGGACGCCTTACAGGCAGTCCCCATTTGCTCGACAATGGGGGCGTAGAGCGACTTGATGCGTGTCTCCAATGCTTTGGACTGCGCATCGATCACCTTCTTTTCCTCCTTCAGGTTCAGAATTTCTTTCAGGCTGCCAAGGAACTTGCGGTCCAAATCAACACTCGGCTCAGACTTATCGGCCGGCCCGAAATAACGACGAAGGGACTCCAGCACTGCATCCGGCTTTTCTACCAGAGGCGGTTCCACACGAGCCAGAACATGATTGCACCAGAACGCCTCCAGCTCCATAATCGTATTCTCCTCCTCATCGAGGTCGCGCTCAATCTTCTGCCATACGAAGTCGTTCTCATTGTTGGAAAACAGGCATGCGATAAAGGCGACATCGATGTTCATGACGGCCATGTAGTGTCGCACCTGCAGCTCATAATGGCGTGGCACAGAGCCATTCGCCCACTTGAACTGCATATCATAGTGCGCGGTTTTGCATTCGAGGATGGCCTTTCGACCATCCGGAAGCATAACGAACCGGTCTACATCGGCAATCAGGAACGGGAAAATAGGATGCTGGTACATCCAGTGGTCTTCAAAGACAGACAGGCCGGTCTTCTTGGCGAAGATCTGAGCCACCACATCCTCGAGCAGATGCCCAATTTGGAAAGTGATGCTCTTATCCGGGCCTTCATCTGCCATGACCACTCCGATCTTGTCATAGTAGAGCTCTCTGGCCGTGCGATACGGAGAGGAATTAAGGGCGACAGCTACATCGCTGCCGCCAATCCCTTTGCGCCGCCAGTCCAACCACTGATCCTCAGTGAGGGTGGTGATATCGACCAGCTTATTGGGTTTGTAATTCAAATTCAGCGCCATAATTCACTCCTCCTCACAACGGTCGAAACCACGTTCACCGCATTCCGAGCACTCAGCATCGTCCAGATCCTCAAAGGATCCGAAGAGGCTGATCTCGCCGCAGTTGCGGCACTTGCAGCGGCTCAGGTCTCGTTCAGCATGGTTGAGATTGCCATCCTCGTCGCAGGTGACATGTTCCTCAAAGCACATTCCGGTCTCCGTAGAGCGGATTTCAACAGCTACATGATCCTCCATACAGGCCTCACTCAGCGTGATGCACTCGGCATCATTTCGCTGGGGGTAACCATCAATCATGCAGGACCAAACAGACCAGGCAAACATGATGAGGAAGGAATGCTCAGCAGTTTCGTTATCTGCTTTCCCTTCGAATTCTTCCATGGCATCCTTGACGCTCTGCTCTCGCTTCTGCTCGGAAAAGCTCCGGGCAAAAAACCGCTTTCCGGGGACAGTTGATTGATCATCGCTGCTGATGAAACGCTCCACAAAGGACTTAACACCCTCGCGAGTACCAGTCACCTTAACATTTCCAAACGCCCAATTAGGCATAATCGATCCTCCTCATTCTTCAAAATCAGTGTTGTAGTGTTCAACAATCGCTGTTGGCTCGTCCGATGCGCAATCGCCATAGACGACTGTCTGGAGCAAATCTTTGCCCGGATCATACTCCACACAAGTCAGCACGACCGTGGCGCCATCCTCGCGTACAAAGTCGATAAAGACGCCGGGATAGTCTTCCGCACAATCGCTCTTATCGTGCTTGGCATAGACCTCAAGCTTTCCAAGCGGAGTCTCAATGACGAAGCGTCGCGCCTTATTCACGACCAACCAACTCCTTTTTCTTTTGCTGTCTGTCGCTTGGCAAGCAGCAGATGCTTGGCCAGCTCAAGGCTGCAGGTATGCACTAAGCCAGTCTTCTCACTTCTGAACCGAACCATCGGCGACCGGAGCGTATGGTATCCTCCGGAGCCTGACGGGTACATTCCAGGCTGCAAAACTTCAGACACCACCAACACCTCTTTACTGACGAGAGCATAGTATTGCTGCCCAACTTCAAAGTGCTCATTGATGGCTTTCATGGGTTGCCTCCTGGTTCAAAACCAGATCGTCCACCTGGATCGAGTCATCTACATACTCGCCTTCAGGAAGCGGGCAATCCGGCCCCAAGGCGTATTCGATAGCGTCGTCCAGGGTATCAGCCTCTACATCCACATGCCCGTACATCTGCCAAACCAAGGGAATTCGAAAACTGCTCATGATGACACCTCCGAACCCTCGTTTCCCGCCGGGACACCGAGATCCTTCAGAACTGCGTCCATGTGACAGAACACCTCCCTGATTCCAGCGAAAATGTGGTCGCTATCCAGCACCCACATCAAATCATGGAAAACTCCATCCGGTGTATAGACAGAGCATTCCCACCAGTTGTTATGCTCCATATCGATCCAATACCGATTGTGCTTCCTGCAGATTGCTGCTACCAAAGCACGGTCAGTCTTGAGATAAGGCTGGATATCCGATCCAAATCGGCCGGAGTTGTTCTTGTCCTTCACATAGAGCAGTTCGCGATCGCGGTCGCTCTTGTCATAGAGCCATGCGTAGACATCGCCTAATGCATGGACCTCAAAAACGCAACCGTGAACCCGAATGGCAGCGATCTGGCCGCCGTACCATAGCGATGAATACTGTTTCCGTCGAATGGGCTCCATGAACTCGATTTCCACCGGTTCAGGAATGCTGCCAATCTCTTCGGTAATGCATTTGATCAGCATTCTCCGATGAGCGGCACTCAGTCCCTTACATGTCAGGTTTTCCATGCGTTCTCTCCTTTGTCTGAGTAATTAGGTCCAGCTGTGCGAAAATTCTCCGCCAATGCCAGACATCCCTGAAATACATCGGGGTGAGCCAGACATTGGGGCTGTTCTTGGGGATAAGTCCGTCCTCATCGTAGCTCTGCGCCGGATGGAGGATGGAATCGTCAATGACCACATAGCCGGGACAGCCGAGTAGGCTCATCTGGATGTAGCACATGCAGCCCGCCAAGAAGTCAATGTCTTGCGCGACAAAGAAAACGGAAGTCTGATAGTTGATGTGGTTCCTTTTGCACTCGTTTGCGAAGGCAAGCAGTAATGCGCCGGCCCCACAGGCGGGATCACTCACAGATACCCAGCCTTTTTCCTCTATCTGACTTTTCAGATCCTCACCCAGATTCATGGCTGCCATCGCTCTGCAGATGTCATAGGGTGTAAAGAACTGCCCCTTCCACTCATTCGCAAGGCCCAATGCCATGAACAGCTCGCCAAGCATATCCTGATCTGGATTTTGCTCCATCTCATCGACAACTTCGGCGAGCATCTGCGCTAAGACTTCCAGCTCGGAGGTTGAGTATTTTTTGCTACGCTCCAGATACATCGCTTCGCGTTGCTCTCTGTATGGGCCACCGAAAGCATTGGCAATGCTGACGGCAGACAGGACAATGAAATCCTGCCAAATATCCCACCTGGAATAGCGCCCTTCCAGAGAGTTCAAAAGCTTGATGATGGTCTTTTGCCTCTCACCCTTCGGGTAGTAAACAGCTTTGGCCATCGCAATCACCACTTGAAGTCGCCAGGGTGATCATACTCGTGCCAGTTCACATTCAGCGCCCGAGATACGATCTCCTCAAGCTGTGCAATGCGCATACCGGATGCGCCGTCACACTGGGCAGAGAAGATAACATCGCTCATCTGCATGAACAGGTCATACGCCGTACAGGGCGCATCACCGTGAATGGCCATAAAGTAGTCCATCGCCTCATAGGAAGCCTTCTTGGGCGCCTTGATCCGCTTCAGCACCCGCATTAAGGTAGTAACGGGATAGCGGATCTCGATGTTCATGAGCTGAACCTGCTTATCGACTGCTTTCTCGAACTGCGCATAGACCAGACCAAGCTGCTCCTCGAAGTACTCCATGCCAGATCCGTTCTTGTGCTCGGTGCGGATGGGATATCCCAGTGGGATAATCCGGGACTCTGCGCCGGCCAGGAAGATCGGATAGAGGTTCGCTCCACTCATGCCGACATCGGAGGTGGAGAAACGCAGTGCGGGAACCAGTTTGTCGGCACGCAGGCCTTTGGCGGCAATCTCCCGGTGGTATGTATCAAGGAGTTTGTCTGCCTGGCCATCCAGGCACCAGATAGCGGTTGCGATAGAGTGATCGAAGTGGGCGGTCATGAAGCGATTACCGGGATACTCTCGATTGAGGAAGTCATTGGTCGCTTTGAATAGGGGCAGCATCTCCATGACCGTGTAGTCCTTGGGATCTCCACCGTGTACTGCCGATACCTTCTCATCTGCGACTTTGATCAGGCTGTCGCCGGAGGCAACGCCCATGCAGTAGTTGAGAATCTCAGCGAATACGCTTTTGGAGACTTTGTTGAGGGCATGACCGGAGATGCGGGCACGCTCCAGAACGGTCTTGAGAGCACAGGAACGGACCGGGTAGTCCTTACCATCCACCTTCAACAGGAGACTGGTATTCTCCATCGTGTCCTCCAGAACATCTGCGTCGCCGTTGTGGTCGTAGATCTGCATATACAGATTTCCGAGCGTGGATCCCCGTTCCACCGGCTCAAACCGGAGTTCCTTGGACGGAGCTGTCATCCACTTGCTGCGGGCCTGCCGAGCGCTGAGAAACTGAAAGAAGTCCCCCGACTCGCTGAAGCTACGACTGAAGTTGTCCGCGAATACTTTGCTTTCCATCATTTGCTTGTTCCACCTTTCAAATAAATAATTCTCAAACCCGCAATGCGGAATTTGGACAAAAAAAGAGCGCTCTGATCTGAAAATTCAAATCAAAGCGCAAAGAGAGCGGCGAAACAAATTGTCCGCCCAGAAATGCCAGAATGTGTTGGCTCACAGCTTATGAAGCTCCATAACGGAGATGAAATCTAATAAGTACAGAGTCAGAATACCATTGGAGCTTTACTCGTGCCAGAATACCTAATTCTGCTTTCCAGACGAAAAAGGATCGATCCCATTCAACAGAGATCGATCCTTCCGTCTTTATTCAGTTTTTGGGATATCTCATCAAGGTCGTCCAGCCACAGGGAAACCTGTACCAGTGACATGAGACCAAAAAGCCGTAGCAGTGGCCAGTTCCTGCGTTAAGCGAGGAATGAATTGATCGGGCTCAGAGCCCACCTCACAAATCGTCATATGTGTATGGCCTTCGCCCCAACCACACAGGAGCAGAGTCCCTTGCTCAGTCAGCTCGATCGTGCGCCAGATGGGATTGCTCCCATCCCGCTTGATGGAGCAACCAATCATCTTACAGTGCAGAGGCATCGTGGGCTCTGGAAGCTTCATTAAAACGCAGAGCCGGCCAGCCGTGTTGCCGGCCATGACATCGAAGTCTGTAGCAAGATACTCGATAATGTCTTCATTGTCAGCCTCGCTGGGCTCGACATAGTTGTATGCGGTTGCCATGAACGCACCCTTCTTCTTGAGTGCATGTCGGATAAAACGCTGAGGCTGCAGGAAGAAGGAATACGGCAGATGGATGTGCTCATTGAAATATCTCTGGATAGCAGCGCTATACATTGTTACCTCCTCACTTACTCGAAATCAAAAAATATCAACCATCTCAAAAATAAAGCTCACAAAGGCGTCGTGGTCCGCAAACTCACGAAGCGCACAATCTAACACCGGATGGAACGAGCGGATCGTCTCACCCTCGTTCAACCAGCATTGGTGCTTTTTATCATCAGTTCTCATAAAAATTCCTTCAAAGGCACTTTGCGCTCAACAAACCAGCGCCCGATCTTCGTGTCGGTCGGATTGGAGGAGCGTTCAAAATATAGATAGGTTCGTGCTCCGTTAACCTGAATGGTATAACGGTCGCCTTGTCCACCTGCCTTTGCTGCATAGGCAGGCCGAATATCAATCACTCGGTCTATGTCATATTTCAGACCATCTTCCCAGACTATTGTGCGTGGAAGCATTAGTCCCTCGGTAGTGTGCTCTACAAAAACATTGACATAGACCTTAAATGCTGCCCCCGGTAACATACTCAATTCAGAGGCTGCCCCAGATCGCGCTTGAGAAAATCCCCATGTGCGATGTAAGGGGCATTGATCTTGATGCCCTGCCGCTGCAAGATTCGCAGCTTGAAGTCCAGCAGCTCGGGCGGTACATACAGACATCTGGCCATCTGGAAGAAGTCCATCTGCATCTCCAGCGACTCCATGACCTCGTCATCACTCAGCATGAACTCCGCAGCGAACACATTTGCCTCATACTCCATACGATCCGTGTCATCAAACATCGCAAACTCATGGAATGCGCTGATGGCCGAATCGCTGTGAAGAACAGCATGTCCCAGCTCATGAGCTATGATAATCCGTTGAATGCTTTCGGGTAAATCACTGTTGATCACGATCAGCTTGCACCGAGAAGAAACCAGGAAAAAGCCCTTGCAGGACTGGGCGCTTGCGCCCATAGGCCGCTTTATTACCTGGATGTCCATGCTCGTGCAAATATCATACGGGTCGGTAGTCTGGTATTTCATTTTCAAACGATTTGCTTCCTGTTTAATCGCCATCGTCAGCAATCCACTCACCTCACTTCAGAAGTAGAATAGCCTATCGTACAGCATAAAGGTACCAAAAGGGGTGTCCAATAATCCGTACACACAGAGATGATCCGGCTTATTTCTTATAATCCTTGCGGGTGAACTTCTCGCTGGCACGCTGCTTGTTGGCAAAATAAGCCTCGGTGACTGCCTGGAAGAAGAGTTCCTTATCTTCCTCCGGTACATCGCCACCGGCGAAGAGGGCTCTGGTCTGAGTCAGTAGTTGCTCGACATCAGCGGCGCCTCTCTTACCGTAGACTGCCCGAGCACTCTCAATGTAAGGAGATTCCTCGAGTCCGTAAGCGGGATCTACGATCTCATCGTTGCTCAGATATGCGATGGAAACGCCAAGAACCTCGGCCAGCTTTTGCAAATTGGCGCCACGAGGCATCACACCCTGCTTTTCATATTTGGAGATCGTGCGCAGCGTAACGCCAATCTTTTCGGCCAGCTCAGTCTGGGTAATGCCCAGGTTTGCACGGCCTTCTCTGATTTTTTCTCCAGTCGTTTTCATAACTGTGCCTCTTTCTGCAGATCGGGAAAAGTTTTTGAAAGTTCTATTGACAAACCTATCTTCGACCTGCTATTTTGTTGTTAGAACTTTTATGGAACTATTTAGAACTTGGTTGGAACTTTAGCCTCATTATATTCTGGAAAGTAGAACTTGTCAATAGGAACTTTTAGGAACTTGATTGGAACTTTTCTTAAAAGCCACAGACAGGAGGCACACCGAATATGGGAGGTCGGGTTGTATTGCATAGCGACCTCAATAACTGCTATGCGAGTATTGAATGTATGCTGCATCCGGAATTGCGTGGAAAGTTCATTGCGGTTTGCGGCAGCACGGAGGATCGTCATGGAATTGTTCTTGCAAAGAATCAGTTGGCAAAGCAGTGTGGGGTGAAGACAGGTGAAGTGATTTGGGAGGCGCGCCAAAAGTGTCCGCAATTAACGATCGTCCCTCCGCACATGGATCAGTACCTGAAGTTTTCCAGGATTGTGCGTGCAATCTATCTGCGGTATTCCCCGGAAGTGGAGTCCTTCGGCATCGATGAGAGTTGGATCGAGCTCACCGGCTCGCCCCTTTTGGCACATAAGACACCGGTCGAGATAGCCAACGAGATCCGAAAGGCAGTAAAGGAAGAAGTAGGGCTTACCGTATCTATCGGGGTCAGCTTCAATAAGATTTTCGCCAAGCTGGGATCCGATATGAAGAAACCGGATGCCGTAACAGAAATCACGGAAGCGTCCTTCAAGGAGCAAATCTGGCCCTTGCCAGCGTCGGAACTTCTCTGTGTTGGACGAGCCACCACAGAAAGGCTGCGGTGCTACGGGATCCACACCATCGGAGATCTGGCCAAAGCAGATCGTCAGATGCTTGTCCGACTGCTCGGAATCAACGGCGAGAAACTGTGGATCTTCGCCAATGGACTTGATCAGTCCCGCGTGATGCCCTGCGACTATGATCCCCCCATCAAAAGCGTTGGTCACGGCATTACCTGCACGGATGACTTGCTCTCGAAAGATGAAGTGCGCCATGTTCTCATGGAGCTTTCTCAGGAAGTTGGGCTGAAGCTCCGGAAGAATAAGCTGGCTGCCACACGGGTCCGCATCAGCGTCCGCGACAACACCCTCTCGCATCGGGAATACCAAGGAAAACTGACATTTCCAACGCAAAGCTACACGGAAATTGCAGCGGCAGGCTTTGAACTGTTCTGCAAGAAGCATACCTGGAACAACAATATCCGGTCTCTGACCATCAGCGCAATCGACCTTATCCCGTCTGACACGCCGATCCAGCTCGATCTCTGGTCAGACTTTACCAAGCACAACAAGCGCCTCATCCTGGAGCGCACCATGGAAGACATCCGTCGCCGCTATGGCCTCCATTCCATCAATTTCGCCGCACTCACCACGGGGCTGAAGATGCCTGCCCATCGGGAGGTTGAATACAAGATGCCCTCTGTTATGTATCACTGAGGAGGTATTGACTATAAACGCAGCAGTTGAAACGACTCAAGCCAGACACCCCATTTTGAGCAATGGCTATGGCTCCATCCAGATCGACGGATTTTCTGGTCTGATTCCCAAAAAGTGTTTTTGCATTATGGCCGATGGACATCGTTATCAGGAGCACGGTATTTCCACCGGCAGCGTGTTGTTCTGTCAGAGGGCAGCCGAGATCAATGACGGTGACCTGATCGTCGTGAAGGAAAATGGAGCCTTCGCACTCTATCTCTACCTGAAAGATCGTAAAGTCAAGGCGGACGGCGAAAAGCGCATCCTCCACAATAAGTCCAAGGCCTATGCCAAAGTTCTTGGCTCCTTCAACTTTTACCATTAAAGAGGCCTGGCAGAAAGGACGAATAATGAGTAAATTCCAGAACTACTTGAAAACCTTTGACATCACCAGTACCCTCACCGAGGAGGATATTGATAAGACTTTGGCGCTGCTCCAGATTTACGGCCCCGCCGTTCGAAGGACTGCCTCTCGCATCGGTGAGATGGAAGAAGAGTGCTATGAAGGTAGACGGCAAAGCATCTCCGACTTCATCAATCTGGCCATCGACTATGACCGTGACACTGACCGGAAACGCATCGCCGATCGCCTTGCCGAGATGGGCCACTCCATGCAGCTTCTGTCCGTTATGGAGGATGCCCTGGTGCTCGTGAAGGACACGCCGCCCAATGGAGGCACCTATTTCAACATCCTCCAGGCAAGGTACTTTGATGTCTACTGCACCTCAAATGAGGAAGCATATCTCAACCTCGGAATCTCCTCATCTACATACTATCGGCACATCAAGCCAGCTATCCGTGCCTATGCGGCAAGCCTCTGGTGTGTCGTAATCCCTGATCTGATCATCAGGGAGCACCTGCAGCAAAGCGGTAGCGTCACCGCTCAGGTGGAAGTCTCGTGAGAGACAAATGAGAGACAATGTGGCAGTCAGATGAGAGAAAACATGATAGAAAATTGGGAGGAAATTGAGAGCCAAACGAAATTGTAGTGTAGAGACTCAGCCGGTATAATGGATTATGCTGGAGCACCTATAGCCTCTCGGGTCTATGATCCGAGGGGCTTTTTTCATACCCTTGTGCGCCAGCCAATACCGGAACAAAGAGCCGACCATTCTCGAAAACGAGAGTGGCCGGCTTTTTTGTTGCCCTGATTGGGAGCGTAATCCATGTCAAGAGCCAGCTACTGGGCCCGTGCGCCCCCTTCAAGTCGTTCGTCCGCATCCGCTAATGAAACGACTTGGAGGTAACACATGAAGACAATCAAAATCAAGGACTACTATGGCATTTATCAGGAAATTCCCGTCAGCGATGAGCTGTACGAAGAATGGCGTGCGCTGCAGAACGAAACTCAGCGTATTCATCGAAAGGAAGTATATCACCGCGACTGGACCCCGATGGACGATCTGGAGGAAATGCCGCAGCACTTTACGCTTAACGAGCTTGAGGACGCTCTGATCTGGGACGAGCAGGTCGTAGAGCTCTATGCGGCGATTTCTCAGTTGACGCCCATCCAGCAGCGCCGCATCCGTATGCTCATGGATAATATGTCAATCCGTGAGATTGCAAGGCGGGAAGGCTGCCATATGAACGCTGCATTGAAGTCGGTCAACGGAGCCCTCAAGAAGCTCCGGGGTCTTCTGCAAGACCACTAAACTACACGCAGAAAAACATTTTGCGTAGTTGTTGTTCTAAGAAAACACTATGCGTAAATACTAACAGACACATCAAGCGGGGCTTCTCGCCTCGCCTTGTTTCACCGGATAAGGAGGTAAATTTCCATGATTATTTCTGTCGATCACGGCAATAAGTCGATTAAGACCCCCAACGCGCTGTTCACTTCCGGCCTGATTGTATCCGAGGGGCTCCAGGGCTTCAAAACGGACTACATCTGCTGGAACAACAAGTACTATACGCTGACAGAGCAGCGCATCGCCTATCTCCGCGATAAGACGGAGGATGAGCGTTTCTATGTCCTCACCCTCTTTGCCATCGCCAAGGAGCTGGAGCGCCGCAAGGTGCCCGAGACACTCGATCCCATTGACATTACCCTGCTTGTGGGTCTGCCTCCCGCACACTATGAGCAGCTGCACAGCCGTTTCGAGCAGTACTTCCTGCGCCGACGCGAGATCGTGGATTTTGAGTATAACGGAAAGTACTACTCGATCCGGGTCAGCAAGGTACTCAGCTATCCCCAGGCATTTGCGGCTGCCGTTACCCAGTTCGGCACGCTGAAAGCTCATTCCGTCGCCTATATCATTGACATTGGCGGCTTTACCATCGATGTCCTGAAGCTGCGCAGCGGCCATCCGGATCTGGCGGTGGTAGAGAGCTTCGAGAAGGGTGTCATTACCCTCTACAACGGTATCGCAAGCAAGTGTAATGCGCTCTATGCCCGGATCCTGGAAGACTGCGATATCGACGAGGTCATCCGAAACCAACCCACCGTCCTTCCCGGCGAGGTACAGCAGTTGATCCGTACCATGACCAATGACTTCCTTACGGAGTTCTACAACTTCCTGCGTGAGCGAGGCGTTGATGTCTCCACCAGTAAATGCGTCTTTGCTGGTGGCGGTTCCTTGCTCCTGCGTGGAATGATCGAACGCGGTAACAAAGTAGCTTTCCCCATTTTCATCGAGGATATTCATGCCAATGCTCGCGGCTATGAGCTCCTCTACCAGAGTGAGGTGGCGGCAAATGGGCAGCAATAAAAAGGCCCGTGTGGTCCTTCAGTTCAATGAGATGGACTTTCGGCACCGGCGTGCTCTGGAAATCCTTCGCCAGCGACCACGCAGTATGTCTGAACTGGTTGTAAGCGCCATACTACACTACACCAGCTGCCCTGAGGTTGCTGATGAGCATAGCAAGGAGTGGATTGCAAGCACTGTGAAGGAGATCATTACCGAAATGATCTCCAGCGGCGAGTTGCAGATCTCGGCGCAAACTCCGGCTCCGGAGACAAATGGATCAAGCCTTGCTGCAGATGACCTCGCCGAGCTCGGTGGCGTTATGGGAATGTTCCGGACCAAGGGGTGAGCATATGAGTAACAAACGCTTTGGTTACGCTCGCGTGTCCACCACGGATCAGAATGAGGACCGACAGGTTCTGGAACTCCTGGAGTCTGGGATCGAAGAGCGTGATATCTATGTGGACAAGCAGAGTGGCCGCAGCTTTGAGAGAACCAACTATTTGGCCCTGCGCAACACCATCTTGCGAAAAGGAGATGTGTTAGTTGTCAAAAGCATCGACCGCTTCGGTCGCAACTACTCTGCCATCCGCGCGGAATGGGAGTTTCTCACAAAGACTCTTGGTGTTGATATCGTTGTTCTGGACACCCCCATCCTCGACACCACCCAATATAAGGACCTGCTTGGCAGCGTCATCACCGATATCGTCCTCCCCCTTTCTCCCTTTCTTCTGCACCCCCCGCGTCCGCTACCACACG